TAGACACACAGAAACAAGACACTCTAAAGGAGTACTTCAAGAATGGATATTCCACACGTGATATACCTCATGATGAACTGGCAGAATATTTATCACATGACCTACATGCAACACAGCAATTGTATAATCGTTTGCAGACATCATACGAGGGATGCAAATCACTAGAACCAACCATCAAGTTGACTAATCAGTTAGCTATACACCTAGCACGTATATATCAACGTGGTCTAAAGGTAGATATGGTTGCATTAGATAAGGTTCGTATAGAGTTTGAAGAAGAACGTAACACATTGAAGCTTGCAGTTGAGCAACAGGCTAGTGATCTAATGGGTGACAGACCCATCAATCTTAACAGCCCTGAGCAATTGTCATGGGTTATATACAGCCGTAAGCCTAATGATAAGAAAGAATGGGTAGACTTATTCAGTGATCGCATGGCTGATGCAGATTATAAGCGTACCCTAAATGCATACAGCACTAAGTTGTATAAGCAGAAAGCAAACCAATGCCGTACATGTAATGGCAGTGGACAGATATGGAAACAAAAGAAGGATGGTACACCCTATGCTAAATCAAATAGATGCACTGATTGTAGTGCTACAGGATATACTTTTACTGACATTCGTGGTAAGTTTGCTGGGCTAAAGTTCACACCACCTACATCTAAGTGGGTTAGTGCTAATGGTTTCGGTACAGGTAAAGACAACCTTGTATTACTCGAAGGTGTTGCACGATCCAGAGGTATGAAGGAAGCTGAGACATTTCTACAGAATGTACGTAGGCTATCAGCAGTTGAGACTTACCTCAATAGTTTTGTTGGTGGTATTGCTAACAACGTCAAGCCTGATGGCCTACTACATGTACGTTTATTACAACATCGTACAGGTACAGGCAGACTATCTGGTGCAGACCCTAACATGCAGAACATGCCACGTGGTGGTACGTTTCCTGTTAAGAAAGTGTTTGTGTCAAGATGGGAAGGTGGACAGATAATGGAAGCTGACTTTGCACAACTAGAGTTCAGAGTTGCTGCATTTTTATCACAAGACATGACTGCCATTGATGAGGTTACTACAGGCTTTGATGTGCATAGCTATACTGCTAAGGTTATCAGTGATGCAGGTCANCCTATGTCACGTCAAGATGCCAAGGCTCACACNTTTGCTCCTCTGTATGGNGCGAGTGGGTTTGGTAGATCACCTGCAGAAGCGGCATACTACAAGCAGTTCACTAAGAAGTATACAGGTATTGCTAAGTGGCATACCGCACTTGCCAAAGAAGCATTAAACACTGGCAAGATAACAACACCATCAGGGCGTGAGTTTGCATTCCCTGATGTACAACGTAGACGATTTGGAGGTGTAACATATTTCACACAGATCAAGAACTATCCAGTACAATCGTTTGCTACAGCAGACATCGTGCCTATCTCACTAATCTATATAGATAAGCTACTGATGGCTAACAAACTACGCAGTTGTGTAGTCAACACAGTGCATGACTCAATCGTAATTGACATACACCCAGACGAAGAGGAAACAGTACTCAAGATAATACAAGTAGCCAACGACAAGCTGATACCAATTGTGAATAAGAAGTGGTCACTAGACTTTAATATACCACTATTATTAGAAGCAAAGATTGGTCCTAATTGGCTTGACACAAAAGACATAATATGATATAACTACCTTTCGTCTAAACATATAGGAGATAAGACATATGAACACAGTAACAACGATAGATACAAACAACTTCGCAGAAATGGCACAAGCTATGGGTATGGGTGCTGATGCACCGAAGACTAGTAAGTCAGGTAGTACACTAGCACGACTACGCATTCATCACACACCCATCATGGGTCAGCAAGAGATTGCAGGTAAGATGAAGAACGTAGAAGTGATTGGTGGTGGTGCATACAAACTAGAGATACCCGATGGTCCTACATATTATGCTGATAAAATATCTATACGCCCCTTCTTACAACGCTTCATGTATAAGAAGTTCGTAAAGGGTAATGATAACACAGCTAACAAGTTTATTAAGACTGTCATGGCTAATGATCTCAACAGTGACATGAAGGACAATGATGGTGGCTTTAACTGTGGTAAACCTGCAGGGTTCATCAAAGATTGGGCAGCACTACCAGACACAATGAAAGACTTAATCAAGTCAATCAAACGTGTTCGTGCTTTGTTTGGTACAGTAGAGTTAGTAAATCCTACTGATGCTGAAGGTAATCCAGTTGACGTTGAGTCAACACCATTCATCTGGGAGATTGACAATCGTGATGCATTCAAAACTATGGGTGAGCAGATTGCTAAGCTAACTAAGATGCGTAGGTTACTACCACAACACTACATNACTACGACTTCAAGAGAAGTACCACTACCAAATGGNAGTAGCTTCTATGTACCAGAAGCNGACATTGATCTAGGTAATACACTAGACATGGACAATGCTTCTCAAGAAGTCTTTGCTAACTTCATAGCATGGATTGAGAACTACAATACGTACATCCTCAACACATGGAATGAGAACATGCATAAGAATGAGGAAGTAGATATGGAAACTGTCGAAGCGTTTGTAGACATTGATGCAGAGGACTTTGTATAATGAACCATCCTGCTGAACTGGCGATCAATCAGTATCTTGAAGATGCTACATCTGGAAAATCAACTATATCTGAAGAGACTATAGCACAGATTGGTAAAGATGTAATGGATGCTGTAAGACGACAGTTCGGTGGGGGCAAAGGGCGTGATGAGTTTCGCTTACGGATGTCTAACATTGGTAAGCCTACTTGTCAGCTCTGGTTTGCTAAGAACAAGCCAGAGAAAGCGTTGCCCAAACCGACAACGTTTGTGATGAACATGTTATTAGGAGACATAGTTGAAGCTGCATTCAAGGGTATCATTACTGAAGCAGGTGTAGCCTATGACGACAAAGATAACTTTGTAGAACTCGAACTAAAAGAAGATACAATAAAAGGATCATACGATTTAATTATGGATGGTGCATTGGATGATGTTAAGTCAGCATCTGATTGGTCATACCGCAACAAGTTTGAATCATACGAAACACTAAGTAAGAGTGACCCATTTGGATACGTTGGTCAGCTTGCAGGTTACGCAAAAGCTACTGGTAAAAAGGTTGGTGGTTGGTGGGTAGTCAACAAGGCTAATGGTAACATCAAGTATGTACCTGCCTCTGGCTTAGACTTAGATGTAGAGTTAGATAAGATACAGAAGACTGTTGATACAGTTAATAAGAATGAGTTCGAAAGATGTTTCCATCCTGTACCAGAAACGTTCAGAGGTAAACCATCAGGACACAAAATATTAAACGACAACTGTAAGTTCTGTGACTTTAGATTTGAATGCTATCCAGAAATGCAAGAGCTACCATCTAAGGTATCCCAAGCTAGAGTTAAACCAATAGTAAGTTACATTGAAATAAACGAGGGCTAACCTATGAAGGGTAAACAATATGCCGCCGCAAGAAAGCATGGGTATAGGAGTGGACTAGAGGTCAAGACAAGAGACTACCTCATTGAACATAAGATGCCGTTCAAGTACGAGGAAGTTAAGATTGAATGGGAAGACCTAATGTATCGCTCTTATACTCCTGACTTTGTATTGAAGAATGGTATCATAATTGAGACCAAAGGAATGTTTAAAGCTGAAGATCGTCGCAAGCATTTAAAAATAAAGGAGCAACATCCTAAGTTAGATATACGATTTGTGTTTACTAATAGTCGTTCAAAAATAAGTAAGGGTGCTAAAACTAGCTATGGACAATGGTGTGAAAAGAATGGTATACAATATAATGACCGCATCATTCCATTGGAGTGGCTAAAAGAAAAGGGTAAGGATAAACATCCTGACTTAATACCATGCCCATATACAAAGATAAAGAGGAGATAGCATACGTATGAAAGAAGATAACATATTAATAGACTTCCATCCAAATGACTACATCATTAGGTTGTCTCCCTTTGTAGATGAAAAGGGTAACTGGACGGGTGAGTTGATGGTAGGTACTATATCTACAGAAGACAATGTAATGAGTGATAATGATCACTATCAACTGATGCACCTAACACAGATGGTGTGTGCTTCTATACC